TGTAGACTTTTTCAGTAGATTTAACCTTAATATTATCAGGTGTTTTCTTACCCGCTACAACAATCGTATCCTCATTTGTACCCATTTTTTGCTCCTTTTGCAATATAATTTTAGCAGTTCCACTTTCGTAAAGACTTGTTAATCCTTGAGTTCGGATCCTTTGCAGTCTTGGAACTAGTTAGTTTTTTCTTCATGCCACTCATACGAGCACAAAAAGAACGCTTGCGGGCTCCCCCTTCGGGTTGTGGCCGCTTAAGATTGGAGCCTGTCTTTGAGTTGTAATACTTACGACCCTTCTCAGACAGACCACCAGACTTAGACTTGTGTTCTTTTCGCAGGCTTACGCCTTTTCTCTTGCTCATTGATGTAGTTAATAATTATTGGGATTGCTCGGTTTCTGTACCGAGTTAAGTTAAGTTGCTTTTGGTCTTTACGTGGATGATGGACGCGTATCCAAGCCTCTCCACCGCCGTTCCAAATGAACAACAGGTGGTCAACAGTTACTTGCTTACCCAGTCTTTCAATGTGCGCTTTGTAATGCGCCAGAACCGTGTAAGCGATGTGGTGACTGAAGTTAGGGTCGAACGCAACTTCGTGAGCCACGTTTTGACCCGTAATACGATTGTAGTCGTCCACCATAACTTGATGGATTTGGTAAATCCCATAAGCAAGACCACCGTCACCCACAATGGTATTAGGACTATTGTAAGGAACTTCCCAAGAAGGGATGAGAGAAACGAATTCATTTAGTGATATTTTTACTGGGTCAGCGTTTGACCATTGAGGAGCCAAAGTAGAAGCTAAGCAAAGCGAGCATACCTTGGCGTACTTCTGGAAGAAGGACAAAACCTTCGACGTTAATGTAGCCATTCTGGGAACCTAAAATAAGTGATAAAATACCGCCCCCTGACTCCCTTTCGAGAGCCAGAGGCACGTTGATTAAAGCAGTAATAAAAGGGGCGACTATTACTGCGAACAATATGCAGATAGCAATAAGGCGTCGCACCCAGACTCCACCTCGGTTTGCAGCCGCCTCAGCAGAAGCATCTACGGCCTCTTGCTTCCGTAGCATTGCGTCAAGGGCTCTACCTTGGGCTTCCGCTTGAGAGGCGACGAGGCGCATCACAAAACCTGTGATACCACCTCCGAGCATGGATAATAATTCTATAGACATTTTTTAGAGTACGTTAGATACAGCCAGACGACGCTCTACGTTTTCACGGTAGGCTGGGTCGCTATTGTATCGTGGGTCACGCATAGCTTCAGTAACCTGAGCGGCAGACCCAAAGGGTTTAACAGAGGAACCGCTAGTGCCTCCTTGAGCTAACTCAGGGGGCTGTCCACCAGCGGAGATGAACTGCGAATAAAGCCCTTTAACAGCCATCTTAGCTTGCTCTACTGAGCCAGTCTCAACGATACTGTTGAAGGCATCTACGTCGCTTTGAGGGAGATTGTCAGCAGCCCAGTCGGACATAGCGTTGTAGTTGGCATTACCACCTACCTCTTGCTGTATCTCCAAGGCTTGGGAAGTACTGATTGCTTCCTGACCCGCGATGTACGTCTCGACGAACTCACGGGGAAGACCAGCTTTCTCAAGCTCGATAAAAGTTTTGTCAGTAAGGGAACCCGCTTGAGAAAACTCTTCCGTCGCTTTTTGTACGGCGGTATTAAGATTACTACCTGTCTGTTGAGCTTCTTCTTCTTTGGCAGGTTCGTCATCTTTCTTTGATTTACTTTCTTTGGAGGATTGTTTCTTTTGAAGTTCGTTGTAGGCCTTTGCCAAGTCTTCTGGAGACTCAAACTTCTCATCTAGCCACTCTGGGCGTTCCTCCTTGGGCTCCTCCTTTGGTTCCTCGGTCGTGGATTCCAAAGATTGATTACGTTGAGCAGCAGCCTCTTCTTGCATAGCTGCTTGCTTTTCGAGGGAGATGTTCTCTTCCTCGGAGTGCTCTTGCACTGTTACTGATTGGTAGTTAGCCATTATACCTCGCTTGGTTGTTCTTGTTGTTGGGCAAGAGCTTGGTCAGACACAGCTTTGATACCAGCGGGGCCGAGCTTTTCAGCCATCTGCATCTGTTGTGCCTGTTGCATCTCCATTGCCAGTTCATCGTCGGACTTAACCAACCCATCAGTCTTAATACCGAGGGAGATTGCCCGCCGTTTAAAGTATTCGGAAACCTTGACGTACTGAGCGATTGCTTCAGGGCCAACTACTTGGGCAGCCCCAGCAAGGAACAGGTCTAGTTTCTGTAAATCGTTCCCACGTCCAAGAGCCTCAACACCTGTAATGATGATTGGCTTAACCACATCCTTGGGCATCTTGGGTAGCTTGTTCTTCTTATTCATTACCTCCATCAGTCGGTTGACCAATGGAAGCTGTAGCTCGGTGCTAAGAAGTGAGTAGAGGCCACCTAGGGCTGACTCTAGCTCCTGACCAAGCATACGGATTTCCTCAGCAGTGACACGCTCTGCGTTACGAACAACACCACTGGTTAACAGGAAGGCGTGACCAAGGCGGTCTTTGATGGTCTCAATGGTCTCTTGGGCTACACGGAAGTCGTTAAACTTATCTAGCTGAAGAGTGGTGACATCATTAGCGTTGCCTTGGGTAATTCCACCGTTGGGAGTCTCAGCCAATGTGCGGGCTCTTGTTGTACCGTTAGGGTTCACTAGGAACAGAACCTTAGCAGCAGCCGCAGAACCTTCCACGATGGCTTGTGTGAGCTTCTCAAGGGACTGTAGGTCACCGAGGTATTCCTCTACGTAACCACGTCCGTAGTCCTCACCGTCAATGCGGGAGAACCGAAGTGGGATAAATGGGTTCTTGTCTAACGCATAGAAACCTTCGGACTTAGGGATTACGTTGCCGTTGATTTCTTGCCAGACTTTCCAGCCGTTGTCCTTACGACAGACTGCTGTGAATAAATTGATTTCGTCGTCAGTGCCGCCCTCTTGGGCTCCAGCTACTTCCTTCATCTCCTCAGACAGGCTCATATAGCTGAGGGACTCCTTGGTGCAGATGTACAAGACATTGCCCATAGGGTCACGCTCTACGCAGAAGCGGTCTAGGTGGAACACACGGATACCTCCATCGTCTGGGACGTAGATAAGAGCGTTACCAGTGACGATGAGTTGCTTAAGAGCTTCGTGAAGGGCAGTACGGTAAGTACCACGACTGACCTCCTCCATAAAGGACTCCTCTACTTGCTGTAGGGACGTCTCGATTTCCGTGATTAACTCTGGTGGTGCGCCTTCTTGCTGTAGTCCATATTCGTCCACAGCTAAGCGAAAGAACGGAGCATTGGGTGGTAGGAGTGCTAACAGTAGTTTAGATGCGAGGTTATTTACTCCGCGAGCCCCAATGCCCTGAAAGGGTGTCTCCAGACGACTATGAGAGCCGAAGCCTTCGTCTGGACAAACGTATGGTAGTGTGAGTTTTGCTGAGGAGCGAGCGCGGTCGAGGTATTGCCACCGCTTCCCCTCAAGGGAGGTATATAGGCCTTCAGCAGATTTGTGCATAAATTATATTTCGTCAGGGGTTTCTAAAGGTGCATAGGTTTCAAACACTGCGTTCTCCTCGTAGTCATCGAGGTCGTAGTCCCGTACGTCCAATGCCCACTTGCCGTCAGCCGTAGGCACTGGAGCCGTCAGCCAGCGTGTGCCTTTGCCTTCAGTCCAGTAAGAGAAGTTCAGGTACTTGCCCTCCTCGTCAGCGCGGTCAATGGCTCCTTGTTCGGTTTCGTAGATTAGGTACATTAGATGTCGTAATGGTTAATGATGTTTGTCTCAATGTCGGTACGATTGGAGGACTGGTCAGTAGCGTAAAAGATTACTTCATTTACAGTTCCGTTCCAGTGAGTAGTTGCTCCGCTGCCTCCAATATTTAGGACTCGATTCGATACGGTTTTTGTTCCAATGGGAGCGTCCGCAGCCGAAGCAAGAGTTCCGTCAACATAGAAATTAGACGTACCGCCAGCAGTATTTAGCTCAGATATTGTTGTCCACAATTCTTCATCTCCAGTGACATTACCAGCATTTGCATTAGTTCCAGCAAACACCCTGCGTCCACCGCCTCCAGTGTTGTAAACAATGTAGTCGCTAACAAATCTGAAGAGATACGCGCTCTCATCTCCATCCGAACTATTAACAAGGAAGGTGGATAGTGTAGTTCCGCTGCCGTATGTAAATGTAGGAACTGTCTCTAAGAACTGATTATCATCGAAGCGCATACCGCCAGTAACAAGTGAGCCACCATTTACAATCTTAGGTTGGTTCGCGGCAGTTGTCTGCACCACGTCATTCCCTTCACCGCTCTGGTCGTACCACGTCTGCACGTATCCGTTGACTGTATCGTTAGCAGCAGGGATTGCAGTAATGCCGTAGGTCTCACCGATGTTAGCCTCAATGGCTGTACGGTTGTCGGACTGGTCGGAAAGATAAAATATCATCTCCTTCACTGCGCCCATAAATGGATTTCCAGAGGGACTAACAACTTCATCCGAGTTCGCCGTGCTATCTACAGAACCAAAGTCAACGGATTCATTCATACGATGATTAACTTCTCCGAATCCGTTTACATTCGCCCTGCAAAGCGAGTTTGAATCAATAGTAGTTGTGAACACTTTGTACTCATCATTACCGAACGAATCGTTGGTGATGAAGGTCTTGGTGTCCCCCTCCGCATCTCTAGCGTAGAACTGGTATCTTCCGTTAGCTTGCCACTGAATTAGGTGACGAGACCCTGATGGGCTATTCTGCAACAGTGTTTGTTTTTTTGTGGTATCAGTTGAGTCAACTCTGGCTACAACGATGGACGCAAACCCAGAATCCGCTGGGTCAATATCTAACTCAAAGTGAGCGTTAAGTTTATCGTTGCTTTCATCAAAATCAATTTCACCAAGGTAAGTGCCATTACGGACAATCGTTGGTTGGAATATGTCAGCGTGCATTGTGAGCATACCGCCACGACCAAGTGGGTCATACCAGCCGCCATCAAAGCTTTCAAAGTCAGGAGTTCCACTGCCCTCAACAGCTACCCATTCGTTGGAAACATCGAATGGATACGTTGTATCAACGGTTGAGTAATAGTAAACGGTTGAGCTATCCTTGAACTCCCAGCGCGTCCCAGTCCAGTTAAGGGTACGGTTAACGTCATCCGCGTGAGTAAAGGCTACCTTGCCATTAACGTCAGCAACCTTATCCCACTCACCATTCATTATGTCGTTACTGCGCTCAACTAAGAAACCAGTAATGTTCTGTGGGTCATCCGTGCGGGATTCGGTTTGGTCGTACCAAGTCTTTACGAAGCCATCCCGTGAGAACGCAGCTAGGGAAATGTCGTAGTGATTTGCGATGTTCTCCTCAATGGCTCTGCGCTTATCGGACTGGTCGGAGTCATAGATGATAAACTCGGCAATTCTAGCGTCTGGAGAGTTGTGCGCTAATTTGAAGAACCCAGCCCCAGTTTCATCTGTAGTGGTTGTGTTAACTTGCGCTCCATTCTTATACATTGTGTAACTTCCAGCAGCTCCTTGTACCGTTCCCAACGATTGCTCATCATTAACAAAGCTCATTGACTCGTTCTGGGATGGGTCACCCACAGTAATATAGCTTATCCCAATATATAGACGATTTGGAACACTAGAAGCCAAAGCAACAAAACCATCGCTACTATTCCGTCTAGTTGCAACGTATGTGGTAAACGTATCTTGAATATTTGTTAGGACTCCTCCAGATATTGTTTCAAATTCTTGCGTACCATCAAAGTCAACCTCTGGATTACCGTTTGAGCTTCTAACTAAGTCGCCGCCATCAACAATCTTAGGCTGATTTGCTGCAGTCGTCTGCACTGCGTGATTGTCGCTGCCTGATTGGTCGTACCAAGTGCGGACGTGTCCGTCAAAACCTTGACCGCTAAATAGTGCTGGGGAGCCGTACACTGTGCCGTCATTGCTGCCCGTTTGGTCTGTCCAGTCTGCGTTCGTGTTACCGTAGCCGTTATATGAGGACTCATCGTTGAGGTTCACATCATAAATGACTCCATTAAACCTAAGCGACCCATCTGGGAATGCACCAATGCGGATGTTATTATAATTGGCAGGATTGAATGTACCCGTGTAAGTCCCCGTACTCTCCTGTATGCCATTAACAAAAAGTGTCATTCGTGACTCAGACGCATTATGCTCAAGACGAACCACATAAATTTCCCCTTTATTTAGCACGGTCGAGGAGGTAGCAACCTGTTGAAAGCCTTCCGATGTAAGCACATTGGATTGAAGTTTGCTATCTTCTTTAATGTAAACCTGAACCACCCGTTCCGCTCCAGCATCATTTAATATGGAGGCATTGACTACAAAATCCGACATACAAAATTTTGCCTCCACAAAAAAGTCAGATGTTGGGTCTGCCTTATATCCAGTATCAACAGAATCGTTAATTCCATCGAAATACATCCGCTTGTCAGCCGCCTCTGCTTGATTCGCAAAACGAAGCAATTCGGAGTCATTATTCAGAGTCCAATCCTCCAGCGTACCATCAGCAACCTCGGATGCAGTAAAGGATTGGACTGCGTCATCGCTTGAACGGCGCACCTGTACTACGTACTTGCCAGATGGGAGATATTCGGTGTCACCTATGTTTTCGTAGACCTTTACGTTGCGGATGTAGAAGACATCATCACCACCAGTGTCTTCGGTTGTGGTGTCTCCAAGTCTAATTCGTATTTCATTATTGCCAGCGTTGTAGTCTCCTAACGAAAGGAATGCTGGCACTTTAATCGTATGCCACGTGTCGGGTGTTATGTTATCTCTTTGGCTTACTGCTCCCTGAACTGAAGTTATGACTTCATCTACTAGCACATCGTTGGTAGATGGATAGTAGACCTCATACGATAAACTACACCAACTATCCAATGGAATTGTGTATTTCTTAATCGCCAAGTGTTCACCATTTTCGCTATTGGTGGTAAATTTTAAGCAACCACTCCTGCCACCCTGTGTCTCGTTACCCTCAGCAGTGCCTTTAAATGCATCCCACCCATCTAAGCCATCGCCAGTAATAAAGTCGGACTCATACTCAAGCGTATCGCCACCATACGTCCACTGGTTGCTACCTAAGTTACGCAGGGAGTAAGCTGCTGCTGCTCCTGTAGCTTGGTCAAGAGGAAGCTCGTCATCAAAGCTGGCGTTTACAAAACTCTCCAGCGTACCGTCAGTAACCTCGGCAGCGGTAAAGCCCTCAGTCTCCCCGTCCACGTTACGGCGTACCTCTACAACGTCACCAGTGAAGTCCTCCTTCAGTTTACGCAGGGAGTAAGCGGCGGCTGCTTCAATCAAAGCACCATCGCGT